TGTACATATTAAAAGCAGACATCATGGCAAAGATAAAGTAGCCCGATATGATGGCAATGAGCGTCATGGGGCGGATGTTTTTAGCCAGCCAAGAGTCGCTGCTTGTGTCAGCTTGGAGCCGTTTGGTAAGCTCCTGGGCCTCGGTAATGTCAGCCTGGATGTCAGCTAGTTTGCCCTCTTGAGCTAGTTTGGTGAGCTCAATTTGGGCTTGTGCCTTTTGGGCGGGGTCGGGGATCACCTTGTCGATGATCTTCAGGCCAGCGCTAACAATATCGTCTATGCCAAACATTAGTGTATCTTTAATACAATAGCGAGCAGAGTTACAATAATAAATCCGGCCGAACCAATGAGGATCTGCTCCAGACGTTTTAGTCTGGCACAGATGGCCTCATATCGGACTTCACAAATTTGCTCGTGGGCAGATAGGGCTGCCTCGTTTTTATCAATGAACTCGCTCATTATCACTTTTTACTGTTGGGTGGGGGCTGGCTGGGCGAGCGATTCCTCTAAGAGCTTAATGAAGGCTTGCTTGCCTACGTTGAGCTGGTCAAGGTTAAATGCTGCCGAGCTGATCTTGCGATCCAAATCAATACAATGGTTGAACAGCGCTTGTTGCTCTGGTGTCAAGTCCTCATACTGATACTCTACGTCGTTGATTGTAACGGGGGTCTTTTTATCTTGTCCCATTATGTTTCCTTTTTAAAGTGCCACCAAGGTGGGCTGGTGGCTTGCCCGTATCTTAAGGGTGGGTTGCTTTATAAGCGTCAAACTCGGCTTTGAGTTCTTGGATTGCGGCTGTCAATGTGGCAACGAGGAATGAAGTGTCGATGCCCTGATATACAGGGTTGCCTTCGGTATCAACCGCATCTTTTTCACCGGCAACTGCATCTGGCACAACTTCTGCCAATTCATGGGCGATAAATCCTTGACCATCTCTACCATCAATTTTCCATTTATAAGTAACGGGTTTTAATTGGGCAACGGTATTTAATGCACCCGTCATAGGCTGGACATTTTCTTTTAAACGATAGTCTGAAGAAGTGTTGTATGCAGTTGTGGACGAAGTTGTAATAATCGTACCAACGGTAGTTCCGTTTTCTTGAAAGCCAACTGCATAGTGGTTAGTGGATGGGTTTGCAACAACTAAAGCAAAATAACCGTTAGTAGAACTGTTATTTACGTTCAAAGCAGAGCCTGTACCAGCTGTAGGTGATGAAATGCTCCATTGACCATTACTATTTCTCCAAAAACTAGGAGCGCCATCACCATCAGCTAGCACAATGTAGTTACTTGCTGTGCGGATGTCTAGACCGCCTTGATTGCCTGTGTAAGCACCAATAATGGTATTGTTATTGCCTGTTGTTACATAGTAACCAGCACCGTACGAATTAGAAGAACCACTTGAGCCAAAGAAAGAATTTCCAGAACCTGTGGTTAATTTATATCCAGCACCATGCCCGACAGCACAATTGTATTGACCTGTTGTTGCATCATGTCCAGCTTGCGTACCAACATAAACTGAATTTGCACCTGTTGTTGTGCCATACCCAGCTTGATAACCTACCGCTACGTTATTAGATGCGGTGGTGTTGTTATAAAGGGCTGTTCGTCCAACTGCTGTGTTGGCGGTTGCTGCACCAGTAATAAATTGAAGTGCATTTCCACCAATACCAGTATTTGAATCTCCAGTTATAGCAGTTCCATTTCCAGCATTTTTTCCAACAAAAGTATTTGCAGAGCCTGTAGTTACAGGGTAGCCAGCATATTGACCTAAAAATGTATTGTCAGCTCCAGTTGTATTGCTATAACCAGCTTGATAGCCAGCTACAGTATTACTAGCAACACTACCACCACCCTTACCAACAGTAAGGCCTGATACCGTGTTGTCTACTGCGGACACGTCGCCGCCGGGTGAGTTGATCCCCGTTGTTCCGTTAATGATGACTGACATATTAGGCTCCTTTGAGTGCAGCGACATCGGCTTGCAGTTGGGTGATGAGGGCTTGTTGTTCTTGAATAGCCTTAATCATTGCTGGGACTAAAGTTGAAGTATCAACTTGCCAAGGCATTTTAATACTGCCATCTTCATTATCTTCACCTTGGGAAACAGCTTCAGGAGCTATTGTATTAATTTCTTGAGCAATAACACCAAAATCAACAAATTGTTTATTTTCAATCCAATTAAAACTTCTAATTTTAATGTTGGATAATTTTTCAAGTGCTGAACCAGCATCTACAATATTTTCTTTTAATCTTTGGTCAGAAGTTGCGTTATAAAGTGTGGTTGTTCCGTTATTGGTAATTGAACCAACAGAATTAAAAGATGAACCTGAACCAAAATAGCAAAAATAAGTAGGCGCACCACCTGTTCCAGCGGTTGTATTCCAAGCATTTAAACAAGGATAACCATTTCCTACTGTGCTTTTAACACTAATACCACCTATATTTGAAGCAATAGCACTTGTAACGCCTACACATAAAGTTCCATCTTTATCAAGACGCATCCGTTCTGTTGGCGCAGTATCAGTATTTACCGACCTAGTGGAAAATGTTAACGAGCCGTAAGAATAAGCATTAGCATTATTTAATTGATAACCAATTGTTGCTGGAGCATAAGTTTCAGCATATGAGTTAGCTCCGTAGGTAAATCCAATTTCCGATATAGTATTGATGTTTGCATTGCCACCACCAACCCAAACAATTGGATTTGTCCCGGGCGTTGTTGAAGAAGAAGAAGCATCAACTATTGTTAAACGCTTTTTAGGGCTAGTCGTACCAATACCCACATTCTGGCTCGTGTCGATTGTGACTGCAGTGGTGCCGCCGTTGGTTGCCAGTTGCAAGACGCCGGAGGTGTCCCCCGATACCGCCACGCCTGACGAGGTTGTTGCGTTAATAATTGAGGCCATTATTTAGCTCCTAATTGTGCCTCTAGGGCAGTTACTTTTGTGTTGAGTTCTTTGATAGCTGCTACAAGGAGCGGAATTACTTCTGTATAAGCCAAAGTTAATACTTTTTCATCGCCATCAAGTTCGCTTACAGCTTCAGGCAATACTTTTTGAACATCTTGTGCAATAAGGTATGGTCTGCGAACATTATCTTCATCAGTTTTTAAACGACCAATAACTGCACGAAGGCTTGATACTTTGTTTGCAGCATCAGTAATTTGCTCAATAATAACTTTTTTAGTTTCATCAGATAGCGCAGACCAAGATGTTGCAGAAGAACCGTTAAGATAGACACCACCAGTTGAGTTTCTTGCCACTAGGAATGTAGAAGTTCCACCACCAGCTTGGGAATAAGAACCAATAAACCAAGTATTTGAACCATTTGCAAAACCTTGAATGCCCGGCCCATACCCAGAAGCACTAGAGGCATTTAACGCCAAATAACCAGTATTTACATTTCCAGAACCGCCTAAACCAATCGTAGTAATACCAGCATTTAAACCATAAGTTCCTGCTCCACTTGGTAATGCTCCGTAAACAATAGCTGGATTACCATCACCATCAGATAACACAATGTTGTTACTTGCTGTAGAAATATTTAAACCGTTGTTGTTTCCTGAAAATCCGCCAACAATAGTGTTTTTAGAACCAGTTGTAATTGCATCACCAGCACCGTAGTTAGGACTTCTACCAATAAAGGTGTTGTGAATACCTGTTGTTAAAGCGTAACCAGTTTGATAACCTAAACAAGTGTTAGCACTACCGTTTGAAGTGTAGCCAGCTTGATAGCCAAGAAAAGTGTTTGCATTAGCCGTTGTTCCTGTATACCCAGCTTGATGACCAATAACTATATTATTACTTCCAGTAGTATTAAAGTTTAAAGCCTGATCTCCAATGGCGACATTGTAAGAACCAGTAGTGTTGTAATATAAAGCATGATAGCCCATACCATTATTTTCTACACCAGTTGTATTGCTATACCCAGTTTGGAATCCTAAGAAAACATTGGCACCATTAACGTTAGTTGTATAACCAGCTTGATATCCAATTGCGGTTAAATTATTTCCTGTGGTATTGTTATATCCAGCTTGAAAACCTACTGCTGTATGACTGCCACCTGTGGTGTTTAAAACAAGAGCTTGATAGCCCATTGCAGTGTTGTAACTACCAGTTGTTGTATTTTGTAAAGAACCTACGCCAAATGCAGAATTTGAACCGCCCGTAGTGTTTCCATTTAAACTAAATTTTCCAAAGGCAGAGTTGGCAGTTCCAGATGTATTGCTTACTAAAGCGTTATAACCAACAACAGTAGAAGAAGAGTCTGACCCAGCACCTAAACCAACCCTAATAGTATTAATAGTCTGGTCGGCAGTAAAGGTGTTAGCGCCTGTGGAGGCTAGTGTGCCAGAGCTCGCTGGCAGTGTGATAGTGACCGTTTGAGCATCGGTTGCTTGGACGGTTGCTGAGCCGCTAGTGGCTCCGGTGAGTACTAAATTTCCCATATAAATCCTTATAAAATGACCCAGCGTGAGCTGGAAGATACGGTTACGGTAACGCCGCTATTAATCGTGATTGGACCAACAGACTCGGCATTCTTTGTTGACGGTATGGCATAAGTGGTAGTAACCACTTTACTGTTCTCAACAAACACCTGGTCAGTGCCACCACCAGTAGCGCCACTACCAATAGTTGAAACAGCATTGGCAGTGGTGTTTTTGTAATACAACAGACCATCAGCCGTATTAATAGCCAACTCACCGTCAGCTAAATTAGCAGCCGATGGAGCGACCCCGGTGTCTGGGCTATGGTATATTACTATGGGCGTGTAGCCAGATTGTGCCATAAACTAAGCCTTATAAATATTTAAGTACTTCTTGAGGTTCAACAAACCGATCGTTACTATGCTGCGTTGCTTCCCACCAGATAAACTGGTCGGCAACTAAGTGCGATCGGTCTTTTAATAAATTTGTGTTTTCAATGTGACCAAAGATCAACGGATCAGACGGCCCCCACAACACAATACCACTTTTGCCTTCGTCCCATGCAAGGTGTTGAAAGAAACTATCCACACCAATCCAAGTACGACATTCTTGTATCAATTCACGCAACCTTGGCAGCGACATATTTTTCACAAACATATCCACTAACTGCTCTTCACCCTCTACACCAACTTGGATCACTTGCTCACGTTTTTGTAGCTCGTTAACCAACACTCTCCAATACTCGATTGGGTAGTTCTTTGGGTTCAGGTTACCTGTCCTTAGTTTCTGCGCATACGGGGCGATGATAATCATAAGTACATCCCCCGAAACGCATCTTCCAAACTGCCAGTCCACTTGCGATGTGCCATCCACTTGTAGACGCTCCAGTTGTCAATGTCACCAAACAACGCTCTAGCTTCTGCAATCGACTTGCCAGGTATAATGTCCGGATAGCAAGTAAACACCATTGGGTCTTTTAACTGCGGCAATATGTGACTAAACACAATGTGATCGCCCATACCGCAATTTAAAACCACTATCGTCTTATCACGACAAGCCAAGTAGTTTCTAAAAATCTGCTCGTCCTGCGCATACAACTCAGCCTTAGTCTCGCTACGAATACCACCTTGCGGGTTCTTCATGTGCCATGTTGTTGCGTTTGGCACTGCTAAAACCTTATAACCTTTTTGATGCAAGCCGTATGTAAACAGCGTTTCTTCCCGATGTGCTACCCGTGAAAGACCAGTATTAAAGTTGTGCACACCAGCACGGTATAAAAAAGTGCAGTGTAAATGTTCAACTTCCCTAACCATTGGAATAGGGCTCCATTGGATATTGGGCTCACTATCAATGTGATCAATTTTACCAGTTGAGTTAACATTTTCAAATAGATTTGGCGGGGTTAAAACCGCTCCTCCAATTGCTCCAACGTCACTTAATGCATGTAAATACAAACTTCTTAACACATTAGGCTCAGGGATAGCATCATCATCACAACGCCACACCCACTCATAACCATCGTTTACTGCCATGTCGTTGGCTTGTTGGTGGATGTGGTGTTGGCCTTTTTTGCCAGCGTAACGCCACTCCCACTTGATAGCCTTTAAATCTAACATCTGAAAAAAGTACGAATAAATCATCTCTTTTCGCATGTCTTGCGGTTCGTCATTATCATCAAAGATGACCAGCTTATCAACTGGCTTGGTCTGATTAATAATAGCGTTTAATACCAAGGGCAAGGTTGTATGGTAGCGCCCTCTTGTTGCTACCGAGCATAAAACCTTACTCATTGTCCCACCTGCAGATCATCAAGTTGCTAATGTTGTCGTTACTCACTGGCATCATGTCGTGTGAAATGCTGCCGTTGTGGCTGATGTAGGTAAACTTAAAGCCAGGGAAATGACTCTCGTTTAATCCATGCAACCGGTGGTGTTCACCCCAAAAGCCTTTTGGCTCGTTGTGTGGCACCGTAATCAACAAACGCCTGCAGTGCTGCTTTAACTTCTCTACTACTTCCAAACCGTTGTCAAGGTGTTCAATGACTTCAAACGCCAAGATGGTGTCGTAATGCTCTAACTCGTAGCTGTTAATATCTGCCCAGTTAAAGGTGCAATTCTCACCCCACTTCTGATCACGCGCCACATCGACAATAACTGGATCGTAATCGAGTCCTAAATACTGAATGCGTGGTGCAAAAAACTGTGTACCGTAACCAGTAGAGCAACCAATTTCTAACAACTTGGTGCCAAAAATATTACGCGCCGCCCACTCGTAACGCTGTGTCTCTCTAGGGAAAACCTCATCGCCTTTGAGAAATACTGCTCGCTCGTAGTTGTTTGACAAGCGCCAGTAATACCAATCTTTATTATACTTCTTAGCCAAACGCAATTCGTTTAGCAAAAACTTTTGTTTCCACTGTTGCACCAAACTCTCATCGTGCATGGTGCCTTCTGCTGCGTGGTAGATTGGAAAGTCACCCTTGTAACCCACATCTACCAACTCAAAGCCAGCGTCTTGTGCTTTTAAACAAAACTCAATGTCATCGCACCCGCCAGTTTTGTATTCTTCGTTAAGCATTCCAATCGACTGAAATACCTTAGCGTCAATCATGGCACAGAAGAACACAATAAACTTGCGCTTTGTGATGTCTGAATGTTGTGTTAACACACCGCTAACATCACCCACATCCAAACGCTCTAGCCACTTGTTCTGTGGCTGTTCTAACAGCACCGTATCGTTGTTTAACAATACAATCTTTTCACCCTTAGCTACCCGAACGCCATTGTTAACGGCTTTTGGAAAGCCTAACGCTTCGTTGCTCCAAACCACATACAGATTAGGCATGGTGGTTTGTAAGTAGTCTAGGTAAGCCCTAGTGTTGTCAACACATCCGTTTGCCGATACAACCAACTCCACGTTGGTCATATCGGTATACTTGATGATCGACTCAATGCACGGTTTTAAATACTTCTCACAATTATTATACGTTGGTATAACGATACTGTATTTCATGTTGTCCTTTGAGAGTTTATACAAACCCTCTAATTATACTACAAGTTTATAAAACCACCCATCTGCTGCCAGTTGGCACTGTTACGGTAACGCCAGTGCTAATTGTCACTGCGCCGACTGAAGAAGCTGAGTAGCCGCTTGGGAAGGTGTAGCTTGTTCCAATCGTCATGTTATTCAACATGAAGCCGTTTGAAGACAAGTGCTGGCTAGAAGTCAAATCACCGGTGCTTGGCTTGTAGAGCAACTTGGCGTTGCTGGTGTAAACCGTGCTTGCTGATCCGCTAGTAGCCGCTGCAGCCAATGGGTAGATGTTGGTTGAGGTAGAAGTGTCGTTGCTGATAGTAACGCTACTTGCAGTACCACTGTAGCCAGAAATACCTGATGCGCCTGAGAAGCCTGATACACCTGAGCCACTGTAGCCTGAGAAGCCAGACAATCCAGAGCCACTGTAGCCAGAGAAGCCACTGTAACCAGACAAACCAGAGCCACTGTAACCGCTGTAGCCTGAGAAGCCTGAGATACCGCTGCCTGAGTAGCCAGAGAAGCCTGACAGACCAGATCCGCTGTAACCAGAGAAGCCACTGTAGCCAGAGATACCTGAGAAACCACTGTAACCAGATGTACCACCAGTACCATTTAGACCACTGTAACCGCTTGTACCGCTGTAGCCAGAGATACCAGAGAAGCCTGACAATCCAGATACACCGCTGTAACCAGAGATACCTGAGAAGCCACTGTAGCCAGAAATACCGCTGTAACCAGAGAATCCTGATGTACCGCCTGTACCATTTAGACCACTGTAACCACTGTAGCCAGATGTACCTACTGCGCCGCTGTAACCGCTGTAACCACTGGTACCAATACCGCTGTAACCAGAGAAGCCGCTGTAACCAGAGATACCAGAACCACTGTAGCCAGAGTAACCAGAGAAGCCTGACAGACCTGAACCAGAGTAACCAGAGAAGCCTGATACACCAGAACCACTGTAGCCAGAGATACCTGAGAAGCCACTGTAACCAGAGATACCTGAGAAGCCACTGTAACCAGAGATACCTGAGAAGCCACTGTAACCAGAGATACCACTGTAACCAGAGAAACCGCTAGTACCGTTAGTACCGTTTTGGCCGCTGTAACCAGAGATACCTGAGAAGCCGCTGTAGCCAGAGATACCTGAGAAGCCTGAGATACCAGAGTCGCCACTGTAACCAGAGACACCGCTGTAGCCAGAGAAGCCAGAGATACCTGAGAAGCCACTGTAACCACTGATACCAGACGCGCCGCTATAACCAGAGAAACCTGATAGACCAGATCCACTATAGCCAGAGAAGCCGCTGTAACCAGAGATACCAGAGCCACTGTAACCGCTGTAGCCAGAGAAGCCACTGATACCAGAGCCACTGTAGCCAGAGAAGCCTGAGATACCAGAACCGCTGTAACCGGAGATACCTGAGAAGCCACTGTAACCAGAGAATCCTGAAGCACCGTCTTGACCGTCTTGTCCAGAAATACCAGAGAAGCCACTGTAGCCAGAGATACCAGATGCACCAGAGAAGCCAGATTTACCAGAGTAGCCAGAGATACCTGAGAAGCCTGAGATACCTGAGAAACCACTGTAACCAGAGAATCCTGAAGCACCATCTTGACCATCTTGTCCAGAGAAGCCTGAAGTACCTGAGAAACCGCTGTAACCAGATGTGCCAACTGCACCAGAGTAACCAGAGAAACCTGAGATACCAGATCCGCTGTAACCAGATGTACCGCTGTAACCAGAAATACCAGATCCACTGTAACCACTGTAGCCAGAGAAGCCACTGATGCCAGAACCAGAATAACCGGAGAATCCGCTTATACCAGATCCACTGTAGCCAGAGAAACCTGAAATACCAGAGTCACCAGAGATACCAGAATCACCAGAGAAGCCAGAGATGCCAGAGAAACCGCTGTAACCAGAGATACCAGAGAAGCCAGACTTACCGCTATAACCAGAGAAGCCTGAGATACCAGAGTCACCTGAGAAACCTGAGTCACCAGAGAAACCGCTGTAACCAGAGATACCAGAATCACCTGAGAAACCTGAGTCACCAGAAAAACCGCTGTAGCCAGAGATACCAGAACGACCAGAGTAACCAGAGAAACCAGAGATACCGCTACCAGAGTAACCAGATTCGCCGCTGTAGCCAGAGATACCAGATCCACTATAGCCTGAGTAGCCAGAGAAACCGCTTACGCCAGAACCTGAGTAACCAGAGAAACCAGATAAGCCAGAACCAGAGTAACCAGAGAAGCCAGATGTGCCTGAAAAGCCAGAGATACCAGAGAAGCCCGAGATACCTGAGAAACCGCTATAACCAGATTTGCCTGAGTAACCTGAGATACCGCTGTAACCAGAGATACCAGAGAAACCTGAGATACCAGAGTCACCAGAGAATCCAGAGAAGCCTGAGAAGCCCATTGCACCCTGGAGATTAATAGTCCAAGGGTATGTTCCGCTACCAGCATAATTATTCACATTAAATGAGAACAATCCTGTGGTTGGGTTGTATGCTGTAACAGTTACATCTGCGTAGTTAGAAGCATCGTAAGCAATAACCGCTGTTTGACCAACAGTCCAGCTCAATCCCGTGCCAACAATGATGGCACCAGAAATATCACCTAAAGCAAAATCACCGTCTGTACTGGTAGTTGCGTATTTATCGCTTGCACCGGAAGTACCGCTGTAACCAGAGAAGCCTGAGATACCAGACGCGCCTGAGTAGCCAGAGAAGCCAGAGATACCTGAGCCAGAGTAGCCAGAGAAGCCGCTGTAGCCAGAGATACCAGATCCACTGTAACCGCTGTAGCCTGAGAAGCCTGATGTACCAATGCCGCTGTAACCAGAGAAACCTGAAATACCAGATCCACTGTAACCAGAGAAACCAGAGTCGCCACTGTAACCAGAAATACCAGAATCACCAGAGAAGCCAGAATCACCACTGTAACCGCTGGTACCAATACCGCTGTAGCCAGAGTAACCAGAGAAACCGCTAGTACCAGATGGTCCTACGATTGGGCCAGCGTTAAACCAAGATACACCGTTCCATACATACAAGTCGCCGTCGGCTGTAACAATGTATGCGTCGTTAACTTGGTTGCCAATTAATGGCAAGTCGCCTACTGTTGCAACAGTACCTTTGAGGTTGATTGAAGTACCTTGGGCGCCACTGTAACCAGAGTAGCCAGAGAAACCTGAAGCACCATCAATACCGCTGTAACCAGATTGACCATCAATACCACTGTAACCAGAGTCACCAGAGAAGCCTGAGTCACCGCTGTAACCAGAAATACCACTGCCACTGTAACCACTGTAGCCAGAGAAGCCAGAAATACCTGAGCCAGAGTAACCAGAGAAACCAGATAAACCAGAACCAGAGTAACCAGAAATACCTGAGAAGCCAGACAATCCAGATCCGCTGTAACCAGAGTAACCAGAAAAGCCTGAGATACCAGAATTACCTGTTGTGCCTACTTCACCACTGTAACCAGAGAAGCCTGAGTAACCAGAGAAACCTGATGTACCGCTGTCACCATTTTGGCCGTCTTGACCAGAAATACCTGAGTCACCAGAGTAACCAGAGATACCAGAATATCCTGAGAAACCAGAAATACCAGAGAAGCCACTGTAACCAGAAATACCTGAGAAACCGCTGAAACCAGAGATACCAGAAGCGCCTGAGAAGCCACTGTAGCCAGAGATGCCAGATCCAGAGTAACCACTATAACCAGAGAAACCAGAGATACCAGATCCGCTGTAACCAGAGAAGCCGCTAATACCAGAGCCAGAGTAACCAGAGAAGCCGCTGTAACCACTTACACCAGAACCACTGTAGCCGCTGTAGCCAGAGAAGCCTGAGATACCAGAGTCGCCTGAGAAACCAGAGATACCGCTGTCGCCAGAGTAACCAGAAATACCAGAATCACCTGAGAAGCCTGAGATACCAGAATCACCGCTGTAACCACTGATACCAGAGTCACCTGAGAAGCCTGAGATACCAGAATCACCGCTGTAACCACTGATACCAGAGTCACCTGAGAAGCCTGA